CAGGCCGATCCTTGGCGGCACGCTGAGCGGATCATAAATCGCAAGCCCGGCCCCTCCGGAGAGTCGGGCATCGCTATTCCGGGTCGTCGTCTGCCTCGATTGCAAGCTGAGCGATGACCTCGGACACCGCTGCGGATTTGTGCACGATTGGAACGTCGCCAGCATAGCCCTCGTGCGACACGTGCAGCTTGTCATAGAGCGCGCCGCTCGGCTCCAGGAACGCCCGCGTCTCGACGGAGCGCCTGGCGGCCACGACGCTGGTGGACGCCTTCTCGTGATCCTGCATCTCCTTGGCGGTCGGCATCCGCAGGACGTGCGTCACGCGCGCGCCGGGAACTTTCATCTCGATCCGGTAGTTGACGCCCTCGCGCTGGATGTCCGCCACCTGACACCGCTCGACGCGGCCGATGACTATGCCAGCCTCGGCGTCGTCGAATTCCGGACCGTCCTTGTCGATGCGGATCTTCCTGAACAACTCCCCGTTGATTTTGGGAAGATCCACGTCCTCGCTCTGCGACTTCCCGCGCCCGAGGAAATGGCGAATGGTGCGCTGTGCCCGCGCCCAGAAACACCAATCCTCATCCGTCGGGAAGCGCACCTCGCACCGCTTCTCGCCGCCCGACAATATCGGCACGACGATAGGCTTCGAAGCGTCAAACAACGGCTTACTCGTTTGTTCCATACGTCCTTTCACAAGGGGCCTATTGGGCGATACCGCCCTGCGGCGTCGTTATCGACATAGTCACCAAGCCGTTTACGGGATCGTACAACTGGACACCGGTCACCTGAAGGGTGGCGATGCCATCGGTGTTCGACAATTCGACGACGTTGAAGCCCATCGCCTGGATCAGCATCGTGAACGCGTTGTTGGCGTCGCGGGTGAACGTGATGGTGGCGGTGCCGACCGTCTGAGCGATCAGCGCCGCATACTCAGCGGACCCGGTCTGCACTCGCACGACGAACTGCACCGCGAAAGTGCGGTCGCCCCACTCGAAGCGTCCCTGGATCTGGTAGCCGTCCTGAAGCCCGGAGCCGGGGAAGAAGCCCGGCCGGAAATTATTCTCCCAGGACGCATCGAGCGACACGAATTGCTTGCCACTGCCGCCTGTCAGATAGTTGATGCCGTTGATGGTCAACGCGCTGACCATGCCGGCGTTGAATTCGTGCAGCGCCGTCGCAGCCGGCAGGGTGATGGTGCTGGGCGAAACGTACTGCCCGGTGGTCACACACTCGACCGAGAGCATCGCGCTGGCGCGGCCGGGAGAATTCTTGATGGCCAGCTTCCAGCCCTTGACCGCGCAGCCCACCAGGAGTTCATCAAGCAGCGATGACCCGCCAGGCCGGATCTGTTGGACGTAGGAGAAGTACGGCAACTCAAGCCCGGTCGCGTTGGTCGCGCCGAGCGCCGGCACGATGGTGTAAGTGTACGGTGCAGTGGTGCCGACGACCGTGACGTTGCCCAGCGAAAACGCGAGCGCCCAAGCCAGGAACTCCGACGATGCGTACTTCGAGATCTCGAAGGATGGCATGTTGTAGTGCGACTTGAAAAGCTGCGTCGGAAACTCATGGCCCTTGCCGACTTCAGCCCGGTCGTCCTCGTTCACCGGAACCTTCGCCCAGGGCTTGGTGTTGAGGTTGGTGTGACGCCACATGCCGCCCACCACATTGGCCGTCCCAATCGCGGCCTGTTTCTTGTATCCCCAGGCGTTCAAGAGTTCGTTGACGTTCGCCATCTTAGGATGTCTCCTGGGCCGGGGCTGCCGGCGTTGGTCCTGTGGCCGGCGGCGCGGGGACCTGCCTCCACCCAGCTACCATGAGTGGCGTAAGCGCTGCGGCCGTCGCCTCGACTTCCTTCACTTCGCCCGTGGGCGAGCGCATGAAAATCCAGTCCATACTGTGTTCTCCTTTTATTCCCCGCCGGGGTTGCCTTGCTCCACCAGCGTTGCCTGAACTTCGAAATAATCGAGCGTCGCCCCGTCCGCGCTCACCACCACGGTATTCCGCTGGGCGGACGGAAGATCCATGTCCATCGGGTAGCAATCGGGGTCGATCTGGAAATGCAGAAGCGATGACCACGAAGGAGCACCTGTCGGTATTGCGCTCACCAGCAGCCAGAACAGATCCGCATACGTTGCCGTGGAATTCTGCTCCGGCCCGCGCAGGTAAATTGAGAAGCGATGCGCAAAATGCAGCGCCCCGCCAGTAAGACGCCGCGGCGCGGAGCCGTTCCATGCGACCAGCATCGAGCCGGGCGGCATCTGGAGGATGGCCAGCCGTAGGTTGTTGTCTGTGGCCAGCCCTTCCATGAACGCGCGGATGTTGGTGCTGCCGAGCGCGGTGACAAGGTCCGGGCAGGACTGGAGCGCGGTCACCCACTCGCCAAGGATTGTTTTCGGATTGATCACGAGCGCTGAAGAAGTGTCAGAGCGATCATGCCGTACGCATCGGGTTGCCGCACGGTGGTCACCGTGAACTGCGCACCCCACGCCGTGACCCAATCGCCCTTTGTTGGCGGAATCGAGAAATCAGATGGATTCACCGAGATCTCCTCGAAGTTGGCCATCGCGCCGGACTCTTCGAGCAGGCGAGCGTGGCGGACTGCGGTGATCGTGAAAGAATCGCCCTGCGCCACGCCGACCTGCACCGATTGGTACACCACCGGCTCGCCGAACGTCTGCTGCATGACGACGTTCGCCGCCGCGTCGATGGTGGACCAGTCGGACATTCTGGCTATACGAGCGTGAGCACCTGGTAGTACACCCACACGTTGGCCGTGCCGTCGCCGGAGGTGAAATCGGCGCCCGCAGCGTACAGGTCCAGCCCGGCGTGCGCGGTGAGCGCCGCTCCGTTCGTCCCGGCAGGGGGCCCGAGGGCGGTCACGGATGTGCCGCTGGCCGCATTGATCGTGGCCGCCGGGATGCTGCCGTTGTTGATGGGGGTCGTCGCTCCGTGGAACACCGTGCTGACAGCGCCTCCCGCCTGGAAGGCGACCGTCCCGAACTTAAACTCGAAAACGACTTCTCCGGGAACGATGACTTTCCCCGATCCGGGATCGGCAATGAGCGCAACCGGAGCGGAATGCAGGGTGGTCAGTTGCGCGGCGGTCAACGGGATGACAGCCACCTGCGTGGCAGTCGGGCCGGTAAATGTGGCGACCCCCAGCGAAGACGCATTCAGCCGCACGCGGACCGTTGCGTCGCCCGAGTTGCCACCCGACGCGTCCGTTCCGTTCGCCTGGACAAGATCGGCCATACCGATTTCGCGGTTGCTGGTCGCGGCCGAGGTGGCGACGTAATTCACGTTGTCCCAGTAGACCTTGTCGCCGTCGGCGAAGGTGCTGGTATCCTTGGCAAGGTCAAACACGCCGACGAGTTGGAGTTCCAGCGATGCCCCGGATGATGCGGTGTTGACCGCGATGCCAAAAATGTTGCCGACTAAAGCACCCTGGCCGCTGGTGACGTTGTAGGGCGCGGTAACGGTGAGGGTGTCCCCTCGATGAACGTAGTTCAGCATGATCGTTTTCTCCTGTGGTTGGGTTTTACGCTCCGGCGCTTTTCTGGAGGCCGCGATAATCGATTGCCGCCGCGCCGAAATCCATCCGCGCCTTGATCTCGACGCCATCCACTTCAAAGCCCTGGCGGGTTTCGATGTACACACCCTGCTGGCCTTCGAGGTAGCAGTATTCGAGCGTGTCGATCAGCGCCGGATCGGTGAACAAGAACCAGTTGGTCGCGGTGCCGGTCGCGTTATCGAGACGCGGCTCCACAACGGGTACGAGCGTCCGGACCCACTCTGGCACGACCTTGGTCTGATCCGCCGAGGCGATGTTGATCGGGAAGATCAACTGGAGCGCGTAGGTTTCGAGGGAGGGCGGCACCGCCATGAAGCGCGGCACCAGGTCGAGCGGCGTTCCCTGCGGAGCCTTCTGGAGCCGCATCTGGACGCGGGCTTTGGCGAGGGCCGTCAACGGTGCGGAGTTGCTCACGGTGGGGTCGATGCTGCTGGCGACGCCGCTCAGAAGATTGTTGTGGGCGGTGTGGAAGATCGTCTTGCCGTCGAGCGTCATCACCGCGTTGGCCGTGATGAGTCCCCAGACGGTGTTCGACTCCAACTGCGCGGCCGCCACTCCGAGAGTTGCCGGGATGCGCGTCAGCGCCTGGAGATCGTCGTTGATGATGACCTTGCGCGTGACAGCCACGACCTCGCCGAAGGTCTGGAGCGAGTAGTTCGTGTTCATGTCGGTGAGGTTCGCGCGGTGGTATTCGCCCTTCTCATTCAACTGCTGGAGGGCCGGCGCGTCGCTCAACTGGACGCGATTGATGGGCTTGAAGTCGGGTGCGGTCACCTGCCGGCAGAAGGGCTGAAACGTCCGCGGGTAAGACTCGTAAGACTGGCGGAGGGTCTTATTGGCGACGTTCGCCAGGATCGCGGGGAAGTCCGAGGTCGATTCCGCACCGCCCCCGAAGAACTCCGGGCCCCGGCTCGGCGCCTGCAACGACAGTTCGGCGACCCGGTTCTTGTTCATCCCCCGGTGGTTGATTCCGCGGATTTCGAGGGACTCCCGCGCCATCTCCATCAGAGTCAAGCCCACGTACTCGCGCCCCATCTCCTCGGCGCGCTGTTGGTGGTCCTGGCCGCATCCGGTCAGTAGTTCCCCGGTCTTCGGGTGCTTCGCCAGGAAGAACTTCGGATCGTGGCGCAGCAGCATGGCGCACTGCATCGCGGCCAGCCGAGTTTCCCCGCCGTCGCGGGTGATACTCAGTTCACTGCGAATCTGCATCTCGCGCCCGCCCACGCCCTGCTGTCCCTTCGCGCTCAGCGCCGCGAATGCATCGACGCTGAACTGATCCGGCGTCTTGCCATCGGCGATGGCCTTGCGTACAAAGGCATCTCCGAGAATGGATTTGAAGCCAACAGCGCGATGCTCGATTTCGGCGACGCGCTCCCGCTCCAGTTTTACTGCCTCGCCGCGCGCCGCGATGAGGTCCTGCTCGTTTGCACGGGCCTCTGTGCCCGTCGCCTGCGTAATGGTTTCCATGGCAGGTTTCTCCTTTGGTGGGCTGGCTGCCCGTGCTGCATGCTCGCCGGTGGTTTCGGCGGACAAAAACGTGGTACTGAAATCGGCCGGGATGGGAACCACGGAGATCTCAAACGGCTCCCAGTCGGTGGCCGTGAACATCCCGATCTCGTTCGGGTTGCTGTAGGGCGGCTTGCCTTCCGGCATGCCCTCGGTTTGCGCCTGGACTTGGGTTTTCTCGCGGCTATAGATCCACGCCCCGAAAGACAAGTTCTGGACGATCCCGCTGGACACCTTGCGGAACAACTCCGCGCCATCCGCGTCGCCCAGATCGAACTGAAGCGTGGCCATTCCGTTCGAGCCCTCCGCCCAGGCTTTCTTCACGACGCCAACTTGCGCCTTGGTGCCGGCCTTCCCCGCGACCACGGACTTGTAATCGTCGCCGGTGAAGTGGGTGTCGAAGATGGGCGCGCCCGCATTCAGCCGGTCCAGGCGTGCGCCCCCCATGTCGAGCGTGAGCATATACGGCTCGCCCGTATCGGGATCTTTCCTCGGAACCTGCGCGCCGGTATACCAGACGACGTCAATCGTGCCGTCCTTCTCGTTTGCCGTGCTGGCAACGGGCTTGGCATCCGAGGCGGCGAAAAACTCTAACGCCTGATTTGCAATCATGTGAGCCTCTTTTCTAGGAGCGATAAATTCTGACCGGAGAATCCCAGGACCGCGAAGCAGGGGACCCCGAGAACAACTCCGCGATAGATTCGGCATCGGCATTCGAAACAGCGGGGCCTTTCGAGCCGGCAACGGTGGGCTTTGAACTCGGTGTGCGCTCGTCGGATGCGGCGGGCTGCTCCTGGCCGCGATCCGTCACATTCCGCGGGTCGCAGTCCAGAATGATTTCCAGCTTGTCGAGCACCTTGTTGATGGCGGCGATCTTCTGGAGTCGTTCTTCCGGGTCGTAGCCGTTGCGGGAGATGGCCTCGAACAGATCGAGCGTGCCGGTGCGAATCATCTTGAGTTCCGCCATCGCGTCTTTCACCGGATCGACGCTCTCGAACTTCGGGGCAGTCCACTGCACCGCGTGGATGGCGACCTTCGGATTGTTCAGGGCCTTCTGTGGAATCTTGCCCTGGAGGATCAGCGTGTCCACGAACCGCCGCCACACCGGCATACAGAACAGCGGGATCAAGGTCAGCCAGCGATAAGCCTCCACGGTGTTGCGAAATCCCAACATCCCGCCGCGCCAGGACGAATAATTCACCTGGCTCATGTCGCCCGTGCCGAGTTCGTACGGCAGGCCAATCCCGGCCATGATCCCCTGCAACTCGGTCATTTTGTATTCGCGGTAACCGCCCGCTGCCGGAGGGTTGTTGAACTTGATCTCCTGGCCGGGCTTCAGGTACTCGACCATACCCGGCTGGAAGGTTTCCACCGGAGCTTTAGTGACCGGGTCGGTGCCGGAGATGCCAAGCGGGTCGCCATCGACGCCTTCCGGTTGCTGCACGAACGCCGTGACGCACGCCTCCACTTTCTTGCGGACCCGCTCCGCGTCGCAGTAATCGTCGAGGTCCCGGAGCGCCATCATCACTGGCGA